GCCAGCACTACCAGATGGTCGCGGCTCATACGCACGCAAGACTGGAACGAGTAAGACAGGTAAGCAGTACACTGGATGGTTTGATCCCGCTAAGGGACCGAAGCCTTTCCCTGTGGGTGCCGTTGAAGCGGAACCAATTTTCCCACCGCGAGGACCACGCTAAGCGATGCGTTCTTTGCTACAAGTTGTTCGGTCAACCAGTGAGGCGGGGCAGGATCTCCCAGAGATCCTCCCTGCACTCTCTGCAGCAACGATCAAGTTCCGGCGAGGACAACTTCACGTAGTGGCAGGTCAGCCCGGGGGTGGAAAAACGCTCCTCTCACTCTGGTATGCGATCAACTCTGGCGTCAATGTCTTGTACTTCAACGCGGATTCCGACCAAGGCACAATCGTTAACCGTGCTAGCGCAATCCTGATGGACAAGACAGTTGATGAAGTGAAAGGGATCCTCGAATCTGATGCTGCTTTCAGTGTCGAAGATAAACTGCTTGATCTTTCACGCCGGATACGCATTGAACCTAACCCGCATCCAACACTGGATGACATTTATGAAGAAACAGAAGCATACGTAGAACTCTTTGGCTGCCCGCCTGACTTGATTGTCGTTGACAATCTTCTCAATCTTGCTGCCGCTCATGACAATGAGTGGACTGCCATGCGTGACGCGATGAGTGCAATGCACTCACTCGCCCGTGAAACGGAAAGCGCAGTAGTTGTACTGCATCACGTATCGGAAAACGACTCGAAGCCTGAATACCCAGCACCACGCAAAGCATTGCTGGGCAAGGTCAGCCAACTACCTGAATTGATTCTGACGGTAGCCATGAGTGGCGACAGGTACATGGTTGCGGCAGTAAAAAACCGGGACGGCATTGCCGACCCGAGTGCTGAGAATGCAATACGGGTTGCCGTTGATCCTTCACGGATGTCTCTGTTCAACAACAAAGAAGAACTCGAAATGGCGAACACGAGGAGAGCATGGCAATGAGATATCCAGACTTCACTGGCGCAGCATGCGCTGGACTACCGACAGATGAATTTTATGGCGACCACGGCACACCAATGCCAGTGAAAACAATCAAAAAGATTTGTGCTGAATGCCCAGTGCTCAACGAATGTTTTGAATGGGGTTTACATCATGAGCGTCACGGCATGTGGGGTGGGGCATCACCCGATGAACGCCGCAAGATCCGCCACAGTGAAGGCATCACACTGAAAACACCAGAGGCAGTGTTCACCGCATCGTGGGAGATGACATGAGTGCAGCGAACAAAGCCAAAGGTTCACGTTGGGAAATCGAACTTGAAAGTTTTTTCAACGACAGTGGCCTGAAGGCTCGGCGTCTACCAAGGGCAGGCGTCAATGATATTGGCGATGTGTCCATCGAGTTGAAGTCAGGCAAGGCACTAGTCATCGAAGCGAAGAACGTGAAGCAAGTGAACCTTGCTGACTTCCTTCGACAGGCAATGGTCGAGGCCGTCAACTATGAGGCGAAGTACAAGACAGTTGCTTACCCCCTTGTCATGGTGAAGACACGCCAGAAGGGAACGTCCGAAGGCCGCGTAACTCTCACCATCGAAACACTGATCGAACTTCTCCGAGAGGAGGGGTTGGTGTGATGGATGCGGACAACCTCGAAGAGGTGATGCTGTCAGTACTGGACTACTACGACATTCCAATTCGTGGAACAGGTGAACGCACAGTGAAATGCCCAGTGCATGACGAGAACGTTGCGTCAGCATCAATAAACGTGGGCAAGGGATTGTTCCACTGCCACGCCTGCGGTGCAGGCGGGACAGCGATCAACATTGTGATGTCGCGTGAACACTTGACGTACAACGAGGCAGTGAAGTTCACGGAAGAAAAGATTGGCAAGAAAATAAACGCCACCAGTGCAACTACACGCACACGAACCAAGTCAAGTAAGCGTTGGACTCCACCCTCATTGAGGAGGGGAGCATGACAACAATCATTGGGCGGCAAACAATCACTGGGGCAACCCTGATGGCTGACTATCAAGTCAGTAGTGAATCGGAAATGTTTCTCAGTAGGTATGCGCGCAAGATCAGTAAGAACTGGCGCCTCGCCTACGGAAGTGCAGGCTCAGGCAGGCTGTGTGACTTCATTCAGTACTGCTGGGAACCAGTTCAACTTGATGATCACAGTGAAGTTAACAATGAAGGCGCCTACTACTGGCTGGTATCCAGCCTTGTACCTGACCTGCGTAAGTCGATGGCTACTGAAGGTTTCGAACTGGGTGGTGATGGTGTCGATCTGCAAATGCTGATCATCGTTGACGGTTACCTTTTCCAAATCGAATCCGATGGCACCGTGATGCACCGCGAAGCGGGGCTGTACGGCATAGGAACTGGTGGTTCCTATGCGTTAGGTGCAATGGCTGCTGGTTCTTCAATGGATCACGCGATGTATATCGCTCAAGACTTTGACAGTTACACATCGGGGATTGACTACTCACCCACCGATGTCTCGTTCGACTCAATCGAAATGAGGATCAGATGATCGCATCAATCATTCTCAGTGTTGCGTTAGTTGCAACACCATCAGTGCAGTCAGGGGTTAAGTCAATGCCTGACTCTCTCTACACGCATCAGTCCTATTACATGCCGAAGAAAGAGGGGATCCGTAAATGCATTATGCATCGGGAGTCGCGTGGGAATTACCGGGCAGATGGAAGCGGCGGGGCTGGTGCCTACTCGTTCATCCAATCTACGTGGGATCACTACGCATCCCTCGCTGGCTTCGATGACGCGGTAGGTGTCCGACCTAACAAGGCTCGCAAGTACGTTCAGGATGCAGTGTTTTGGCGCACGTTTAATCACGGCAAAGGCAAATGGCATTGGTCAACCCGCTGGAATCCCGGCATAAAGAAATGTTTCCCTGAATGAAACCAAACATGAAGATCATGCAGATGCGTACGGATGCGGCAGAGTTTTACCACGAGCAACTGGCTGGTTCACCCGCTGAGGATTACCTTGACGAGCGTGGGCTACTGGCTGGGGCTGAGCAGTTCCAACTGGGTTACGTCAGTAAGCCAGCACCGGGACATGACGACATGTTTATTAACATGCTGTCCATCCCGTACATCACGCCTGCTGGCGTGGTCGGGTTCAAGTTCCGCCGCATTCAGGGTGAGGGTAAGAAGTATCTTGCGCCAGCGGGGCAGAAGGTACACATCTACAACGTGTACGCCCTGATCGATGCGATTGAAGAGGTGCTCCTCGTTGAGGGTGAACTGGATGCGATAGCAGCCACGATCAATGGTCACCCTGCCGCCGCACTGGGTGGCACTAATGCGTACCGCCCAGTGTTTGCTCGTTGTGTTGATGGTGTGGGCAAGGTTTTGATCTGTACAGATAATGATAAGAAGGAAAACGGCAGCAATCCGGGGCAGGAACTGGCGAAGAAACTAGCCGAAGAAATACCTAATTCTGTGCGCGTGTCTCTTCCCTACGGTGAAGACATCAACAGTACGATTCTGTCACACGGAGCGCAGTTCTTCACTGATCTTGTGAAGGCAACTCGATGAAAGGCTCCGACTTGTTAACTCGCGAGGCTGTTCTTGCCAACGCTAATGAACTCATCAACGGTGACCGTGCGCAAATGTACGGTGATGCTGCTGTTGCGCATGATCGGATCGCTCGAGTGTGGAGCGTACTGATTGATAAGGAAATCAATGCACACCAAGTGTGCCTCCTTCTTGCTGCCATGAAGATGGTTCGGGCAGCAGTCAATCCCGAATACACAGATTCGTGGATTGATATGGCTGGCTATGCAGCACTGGGTGCTGAGATTGTGAGTAGAACTAATGACTAAAGTCTCACGCAAATGGATCGTCTCTGATCTTCAAGTTCCTTATCATGACAAGAGGGCAGTGGCTGCCGTTGCGCAGTGCATTGCTGATCACAAAACCAATGACGACATTGTGTTGACTATCGGTGATGAGATGGACTTCCAAACAATCAGCCGCTGGTCTGAAGGCACACCGATGGAGTACGAGCGCAGCATTGGTAAGGATCGTGACGCAACGGTGCAAGTGTTGCGCGATCTGCAAGTGCAACACATGATCCGCTCCAACCACACGGACAGGCTGTTCACCAAGGTGATGCGTAAAGCACCCGGACTGCTCGGGTTACCTGAGTTGGAGTTAGAGATCTTCCTGCGCCTGCCAGAGTTGGGCATCACCTTCCACCCTGACGGCTGGTCAGGTGTGGCACCCGGATGGGTCGCGCTACATGGTGATGAGGCTGGTGTTAGTCAAGTTGCTGGACAAACAGCGCAAGGTTTAGCGAAAAAAACTTTCATGTCTGTAGTGTGTGGACATACGCACCGTCTAGGTTTACAGCCATACTCGACTAGTGTTGGTGGCACACTCACCCGCACACTGTGGGGTTTCGAGGTGGGCAACCTGATGGACTTGAAAAAAGCCAAGTACACCAAGGGTATTGCCAACTGGCAGCAAGGATTCGGTGTGATCTATGAGTATGGCAAGACAGTTGTGCCAGTGCCCATCCCAATCTTGAACAAGAGTTTTGTATTCGAGGGTGAGCAGTACTCGTGGTGACCAATGCAACAAGCGAGACGCATGCGATAAGTATGGATGATCCAGTGTGGGAGGATGTGTTCAGGCTTGCAGCAGTAAGCGCAACCATCACGCACAGAAAGTACTACAACTACATGGATCGTGAAGACATGCGATCCATCGCAGTCGAGTATGCGCTGGGTCGACCCGACAAAGTACGTGAGTACTTGTTCCGTGAAGACAAAGCGGAGCGTAAGCGTGGCGAGTACGCATTAACCACGTTCATGGCTAGACATGTTGAACGTAAGGCTCGTGCAGAGAAGGCACGCAAACTTGGGTACTCACCTAACGATGAATACTTTTACCGCACCCATCTGATTGAGTCTTTGATTAAAGTGTGGGACTCGGGTGACTATGACCTTGTCGGTCAGATCCTTGACCCTGCAGACATGGGGTCGAAAAGGAAAAACAAACTGATCAGTGAAGGCAACGACATCCTTGCGATGGTTTCCGACATTGACAGGGCGATGCAGCAACTTGATGAACGGACACGTTCCATTCTGCTGCGCAGATTCAGTGAC